CTATTGAAGATAATTTTAGAAAAAAGTTTAAAGTAGCTTAACAATATTTAAACTAAAAACTTAAAGCCCCCCTCGTAATACAGGGGGGTTTTTTTTTGCACGCCTTAAAAAATAATTTAGTAGTTAACAAATTAATTTATAGTTACAAAAATTTACGATACCCTTATCAATTCCAAGCGGTAACCACAGAGGCAACCCCAAAAAAATCTAAAGCAAATTAAATAATAGCTAAGTAAATACCAAGGAAACCCCAAGGGGTAGGCAGGGTGCCACCCCCCTCTCCCATATAGTATATATAGCATTACCAGAAAATACCCAGTGTCCCTGTAAACCACCATTGGGCTATATTTTAGGGTACAATATTCCGACAATATTCCCTGGAATACCCTAAGAGAGAATGTAAATTTACCCTTAGTATATGTGTATATGCCCCCTGGTGGGTTCCTATGAACATTATACACCCTATATTCAATTTTGTCTATTGACATACTGTCGCATTACGCATTATTTAAAAATAAAACTTGACAAAATTGATATTTATCCCTATAATAGAACTTATATATTATTCAAAGGACACACATACACGCACATTTTAATAAAAAACACGGGTCATCACGGATAATATAAAAAATTATGCTAGATCTAGACATAAATAAAATAAAAAAACTTCCATTTAAAGAAATAATGGAAATAATTAATGCAAACCATGGATTCTACTATCATAAAACCTCAAAAAAGAAACTTAACAGATATGCAAGAAAAGTTTCTAGACGTATTGTTCGGAGAAGCAAGAGGAAACCCACGAGAAGCAGCCCGATTAGCTGGTTACTCGGAAAATAGTTATCCAAAGGTAATTAGAAATCTCAAAAAAGAGATAACAGAATTAGCGGAGACTCATTTATCTACACACTCTGCAAAAGCAGCTACTCGGT